TGTTTAAATAGCAGCAAAAGCTTCAAGCATGGCGGGTGCAGAGTCTCCAAAGAAAGCTTCACCGAATTTCAAAGCGCTAGCACCTAGTTTCTTCGCACTGGTGACATATGAAGTGCTTGTCGCAATATATCGGGAAGCTCGCTCGAGCATGTTCTCTTGCATAGCAGGGAGCGAAGCCGTGTGGGGGACAAGAGCGGACCCAGCAGTAACAACAGCGGATAAAGCGGTTGGGTCAGCATGACTGAGTGTTTGTCCAGTGACTGGGGCTCCAGTAACTTCACCCACACACCAACACTCAACCTCAAACTTGGACTGTGTTGAGCATGAAAGCCATGCACCAATATACCAATAAGGAACTGCAGCAGCGATGTTGGGGTATTTTGAGGTATTAGGGATGTTGTTAGTAAGGAACTGATATTCGTTGACTGTCTTGGGGCAATAGGGGATGTTGATCCAATCCTTGCCGATATAGACGCTTCGAGACTCAATCTCTGAGTCAAGTTCTGACTGGTTTCTTCCTTGTATCGATGCATGAGTGGGGTCCTGGATGCAAGTGGCTGTACCGGAACGATTAAGCTCCGTGCCAATGTATCGAATGCGCATCAAGGCCCCCACAACACGTACACCAATATCGTTAACACCTTGGCCAATCGCACTCTCATTAAAATTTGAGTTCGACGTGGCTACGACATTGTTAGGGTCATTAAGGGTGATAACGTTAAGGTTGAAGGTAGGCGAGTTGGCAATGGCACAAGGCGTTCCCTTCACAATCGCGAGCGGAGGGGAGAAGACAACAAAGCCTTCAAAGTTATTGCCAAGCGAGAAAGTGAACTTCGCATAAGTTCTCTGCTTGAAAGAGAAGTTTGGGTATGGCGAAGGCACACAAGCCAGTGGTCCACTTGGGGTAGGATCTGCCATACATCTAGCGTAGTCTCTGGCGCATCCTGAAAGGAATACTCCGAAACCAGGCGCTGTTTGCACTTGGGACAGTTCTCTGGGGATCCTTTGTCTACGGGAACGTTTCCTGTTCCTCCTTCGTCTTGTGGAGTTGGGAGGTTGTTTTGACTTTGGGGTGGTTCTATTCTTTGCATTCATAATTCTGAGTTGGGTTGTTTTGGATTGTTTATTATGAACGGGTCGCCTGGACGACCCCACCCCACAAGACGGGAGAGTTCTACTTGGGTTTGCTAGCAGCTGGTTTCCCAGCCGGTGGTTGCGCCTTACGGCGTTTCCGATTCCGTTTTCTGAAGTCAGCATTGCTCACCTTAGGGGTCAAGTCAATGCGAATCTGAGAGTTTGGGGAAGTCACGGGAGGCCCAGTAGCGGCATCACGCAATTTTCCGTCCTTATCGTATTTATTAAGCTTCTTGTGTAGCTGTCTGACGGTAGGTTTGCCAGATTGCTTAGCACGAGTCGTCTTAACAATAGTAGCGGCGTCAGGCTCAACTTCCTCATCCTTGCCATTATTCGGCAGTGGGTAGTGATTGACACCATCAACAGTGACGGCTTCCTTAACCACAGGCCCGGGCTCATCCTCATTGGTGAAACGAGGCGGCTCTAGAGCTTGCTTAACGGATTTTAAGCCAGTTATCCAGGTCCTGGCCTTAGCAAAATCAACTTCCGGGAGTGAATCGTGGGCGTAGGTCTCCATCCAATCCCCGTCATTTTCATTGGGGAACTGATCAGAGCGAGGATATCGTGAAAAATAAGGAACAATAACTTTGTTCAACTTAGTAACATCAATATCGTCTAAATCTACGTCAGCTAGACCCAATACCTTATTGACAAACTCACCTAGTATGGGAGTATTTGAATCAGTAAGATAAAAGGCCAGGCATTTCTCGATCAACTTGCTCTCGGGTGTGTAGCCGGTAACCTTAACAGTGACGTGGAACTTGAGCAGCTGACATCTCAATCGCAGCAGTTG